CATTGGTTGTCCACAGCCGTAGCTAATAGCACGGCCTAGATAATCGAAAGGAAGTCTTACCATGATATCTCTCCAAGCTTTAGCAGCTTTGGTTCCTCTCCATACTACCATCATTTCCTCGTACAGTTGTACGGGAATACGATCGGTAGCAGCGGTCAGGTCAAAGCTGTAGTAAGGTTGATCCTCGGGTCCAAAGGGAGCTATATTTTGACCAAAGGTCTAATCAGTTTCTAAACTTCTCTATATTGCCTATTCGGCTTTATGGAGTTGTCTTAGAGCTGTTTGGGACCAATAATCGCCTATAGCTATTACTCTAGATTTTCCTTCCTAATCTTTCACGATGGATAGTTTACGTAGAAGACCTTTACGGCCTTCACGTACTTTACCAATCATGTTGGATACGGTAGATAATCTGAGTAAGCCGATCATATATTCTTGCAACTCTGGACCACCCATGTTCCAAATGGCTTCTAAAAGCCATTTTGGTAATATGAGCAGTTCATTGATACAAGTATATAGAGCGGTACCCATTGGCCCGACTTTGGAAGTCAGGTGAGGACCAGTCCATGGTGTGGATTGGATGTTCTTTTTCTACTCTGCCATTAATCTAGGTAAAGCTAGTTTGAATTCTGTGAAAACAGATTCACCCATAGTACTTACTTCGGTTACGGTAGATAGATCAGGAACTTTCCATCCACTGATTAGTCTTGAGATCTGAATAAGACTCAGGGCTAATCTGATCGCGCCTTTATCTCTATTTATCAGAAATGGAACCTATTGTCCAAAGACTTTAGGAATTCCTCCTGATGTAGCGATGAAGCGTGGTTGCCATGGTGATCCAGATACATATCTGTGAATAGTCAGACGTAAGTCTTTCTACCATAGAATAGTGTCTAGATTACCTCTGGTTTTCTAACGACGTTCCACGGTTTCTAGGAACTAGTCCTAATTGATTTTTGATAAATGAGAGCCAAACATATTGGTCACAACTAGAAGTTTAAGAACTTTCTAGAAGTTTCTAATAATATTGGTTTTCATGAGTTGAATTTTGATTGTGGACTTGCAGTCAGTTCTCTCTCAACTTGCGTTGGTGTTTTGTCCATCTGACTGGAGTAGTTACGCTACTCTCGGGGATGACCAACATCTGAAGAGTCACTTTAAGTGATTCCCGGATTTGCTTATCACCAGAGGGTAGTAAAGCCTCCTTAAGATATGACAAGCGCCCCTCACGGGGGAGGATACGGTTACTCACGTG